CCATGGAATACAACGATGCGGTGAGCATTGACGTTTCCTTACAGTCAACTGGTGCATTCATTAAGGTGACCTAATGGCTTCCATTTGGAACGACATAGAGATCACTTGGCAAAACGAAGACTACAAGGTACGACCAAACCTTGATCTGATTAATTACTTGGAGCGCAAGCCCGGTCGTTCAATCAGTCAAATGGTCATCCGTATGTCACAGAATGATCTGCCAAGTGGTGCAGCTTGCGAGTTGATCGCGGATGTTATCAATTACGCAGGCGGCAAGGTTACAGCCGAGGACGTGTTCGCTGAGACTGGTGGCGTGGGGATCAATGTATTGAACCTAGCGGACACCATTCTTGTTGCTTTGATGCCGCCACCCAAGGAGGGAACCTACCCCGAGGGTGACGGTAAAAAAAAGACAGCAGCGAGCAAAGCGAAGTAGATTGGCGTGAGTTGTATGGCATTGCAGTATCTGACCTTGGTCTAACACCGTCCGAGGTCAGGGCAATGACACTTGGCGAGATACAAGCCGTTCTATGGGCGAAGCGCAGACAGACCCAAGAGCGTGAAGACGAGCAAGCCAAGAAGCGCATGTATCGGTTGCTCAGAAAGATAAAGGACGGTAAGCGATGACAATGCAAGGTGGCGTAAGAGTACGCATTACAGGTGACGACAGCAACCTGCAATCCACTTTGCGGTCATCGGGCGTTGCCATTGCTAAATGGGGCGCAGCCGCAGCCGCAGCCGCAGCCGCAGCAGGAGCAGCACTTGTAACGGCTGGAATGCGGTCAGCCGATGAGCAAGCCAAACTAGCGCGACAGCTCAACACTACAACAGACGCACTTCAGCGCACCAACAGAGCCGCACAGCTTGCCGGTGTTTCATCTAGCCAGCTTGAAAGCGCAACTCGTAATCTAAACACCCGCCTTGGTTCTGCCATCCAAGGTAGTGGCGCAGCAGCGGACGCCTTCGAGCGGTTAGGGCTTAATGCACAAAGCGTTGCTGACCTTCCACTCGATGAACGCATTGCAACTATTAACGAAGCCTTGCGCGAAAACATCCCAGCCGCAGAACGTGCCGCGATTGCTTCCGACTTGTTCGGCAGTCGTGCAGGCGCAGCCATTGCACAGATTAGCGGTGATGACATCGAACGAGCCACCCAAGAGCTGAACCGTTTTGGTGGTGCGTTAACAGATATTGATGCAGCTAAGATTGAGGCAGCCAATGACTCAATTAGCCAAATTGGTTTAGGGTTTCAAGGCCTAACGCAGCAATTAGCGGTGCAATTTTCCCCAGTGCTTCAGGGCATAGCTGACGAGCTAGGCAAGCTAATTGACGAACACGACTTTTTAAGCAACATCGCAGAGCGAGCATTTGACCTAATTATCAAGGGCGCAGGTTTTGCAGGTGATGCGTTTAGAGGTTTGCAGATAACAGTCGGAGCCATTAACGTTGCGTTCCAAGGTTTGCGACTTGCAGCGGTACGCACATTTCTAGGCATTACGAGAGCCTGGGATGAAGCAAAAGAAAGCATTTCAGAAGGCATTAACGATCTAATAGATCAAATCAACAAAATACCCGGCGTTGAAATTGACAAGATTATTCCAGAGCCATCCACAGCAACTAGACGCCTTGAACAATTAGCTGAAGGTGCTACGGCTGCACTAGGTGACGCAGCCGGCCGATTGCATGAATTGTTTAGCGCACCGTTGCCATCAGAGAATTTGCAGAATTGGGTTGCAGGAGTAAGAGAGGCAGCAGAGAGAGCCGCTGAAGAAGTAGTTGCAGCGCGTCAAGCTATGGACATACCAGACTTGCCGGGCATTGCAGACGATTCAGAAGAACAGCAACGGCAAGCCGAAGAACTCGAACGGTTACGAGAACAGCTTGCTGGCCGTATTGCAGCAATCCGCGAATCACATATGTCGGAGCTTGAATTATTACAGCACCGAGAAGACGAAAAGCGCGATTTGTTAGACCAAGCGTTACGCATTGATGAAATTACCGCTGAAGAACACCAACAAATGCTCAACCGAATTGAGCAAGATGGCGCAGACGCACGACTAGCGATTGCCGAACGCGAAGCCAATGCTCGCAGGGCGATTCTATCAGAGTCAATGAGCAACCTATCGACCCTAATGCAGACAGGCAGCCGTGAGTTGTTTGCCATTGGTAAAGCCGCAGCAATTTCAGAAGCCATTATCAACGGTCAAGCAGCCGTCACAGCGTCCTATCGCAGGGGCGCAAACATTGGTGGCCCACCAGTTGGCGCAGCCTTTGCAGCAACAGCAGCCGCAGCCACTGGCGTTCAGATTAGCCGTTTAGCGTCAACGCAATTCGGTTCAGGCACTGGCGGTGCTCCAGCCACAGGCGCAGGCGCAGGAGGTGGCGCAGGTATACCACAGGCAGCCGCACAGACCGCAGGCCGCGAACAGACTTTATTGGTACAGGGCGACTTCACGCAAGACCAGTTGTTCACAGGCTCAACCGTGCGTAAACTAATCGAATCAATCGCTGAACAGCAGCGTGACGGCTTTACGGTGGTAATCTAATGGCAACGGTAATCAGTTCAAGTTTAGTCTTAACGCAGCAGCCTGCACTGTTACAGGTCAACAACGGTTTGTTGTGCTGGCGCAATCAGGTTACACCGCTGGACATCACGACAACCAGCGAGACCCCAGAGAACCCGAAAGAAAACCTAGCCAATCCCTCAACATCTTTTGCATGGCAAGCAACCAGCACAGCCGACCAAAATATTGACATTGAGATCGGTGGGCGAACCATTGACTTTGTAGGAATTGCAGGGCACAACTTACAGCAAGATGCAGAGATTAGGTTGCAGGTTATTGTGGACGGCCAAGTGTTCACCATCTTAGACTTTGAAGAAATTGAAATACGCTCACAGGCTATCTTGTTTTTTATCAACACAGCTTCACCCGACCAGGTACGACTGACCATTCGAGGCAATGACGAACCTCCACGCATTGCGGTTTTATCTATTGGGCAAGCCACCCGAATGGAGCGTCCGTTGTACGTTGGGCACACTCCAATCACCATGGGCAACCAGCTAACCACCATCGGAAGTGTCAGCGAGTCTGGTCAGTATTTAGGCGAAATTATTAGACGCGAGAAGTTGACCACAAACGTGGCACTCCAGAACCTTTCGCCTGAGTTTTTGCGTGAGGAGCTGTTGCCATTCTTTCAGCAACGCCCAAGGCGTCCAGCATTTTGGGCATGGCGTCCTGAGAAGTACGAAGCCGAGGTTGGATATTCGTGGTTGGTCGGCAATCCGAGACCCGTCAACCAGCGCGGTAACGGCATGATGCAAGTATCATTTGATCTGGATGCGATTGTATGAGCATTAGCGAGCGCGTCACATTCATTGAGATTGACGTTCCTGTTTGCCAGTTAACGTATGGCGAAGCACCATGCACGGCAGAGCTAGGCGTTACTGGTGACATCAAGTGCTACAACTCGCGCAAGACTTGTCAAGACATTCCGAACCTAGACGAGGCAACAGAGGTATTGCGTTTGGCGGTTCCGACGTCATATCTCCCATTAGGCATCACATCTATTGCTAATGTGTCGGGCGTATCGTATACACCCAGCCGAATCAAGCTGGCTGAATCCATTGGGGTTCGTGCTACGCTTTCAATCACCTGTCAAGACCACCCATTCCCTGACACTGGCGTGGGTGGTGATAAGTACCGCAATACTAGAGGCTTTGACCCTAACGAGGTCGGCACGTTTTGGGGCAAGATTAAGGCACGGTTTCCCTACTTGCGCGGTGCAACCCTGAGATGGATACAAGGCAACCCTGAGCAGAACCTCGATCAGATGGAGCGCAGGACGTTTGTCATTGATCGCATCGAGGGCCCAGACACAAACGGGCAGGTTCGCATTGTAGCCAAAGACCCCTTGACAGTAGTGGACGACCAACGCGCACAGGCTCCAGCCTTGAGCCGTGGTTTGCTTGACTCACCTATCTCGGCAGGTTCTGGCAGTCTCACACTAACACCAGAAGGCGTAGGAGACGACTATCCATCATCGGGCAAGGTTGCTATAGGTGGCAGCGAGATCGTCTCTTATACGCGCTCTGGTGACGTCCTAACGCTAACAGGGCGTGGACTAAACAACACCACAGCTCAGGCGCACGATCAAAACGACCGAATCCAATTGGTTTTGGAATACTTCGGGCAATCACCTGCCGCTATTATTAACGATCTGTTAGTCAATTATGCGAGCATACCAACCGATTACATCAATCTGACCAACTGGGCAGAAGAGATTAACGAGTTTTTGGGCACGCTGTACACTGCCACCATTGCAGAACCAACGCCAGTTCGCCAGCTAATCAATGAAATTCTGGTACAAGCCGGCATTTCAATTTGGTGGGATGAGCTCGGTGAAACAATTCGTTTGCAAGTGTTGCGCGATATTGTCAAGGGCGAGTTTGTTTTTAATGAAGACTTTATCTTAGGTGACACCTTTAACCAAGCCGATCAACCTGATAAGCGCGTAAGTCGTGCCCAGATTTACTATGGTCAAATCAACCCACTAGATGGGCAGGACGACCCAAGCAACTACCGAAACAGCTTGCTGAACGTATCTTTAGAGTCTGAGATCAATCACGGATCGCCTGCCATTCGTCAAATTTTTAGCCGCTGGATTCCAGCCGTTGCACGACCAGCCGCTGACCGTGTTACCAAAATAATTCTTTCACGCTTTGCCGAGCCGCCTAAGTTGTACTCGTTTGGCTTGCTTCGTGAAACTGTGCCATTCCTGCCACGATTAGGTGGTGGCGTGTTAGTCAATTCAC